CGCGAGCAAGACTCTCAAATAGAGAGCAACTTGTTCTGAGTCTTCTCGGGGCCCCTCGCGGGGATCCCATCCATCCAGGTAACCGTTAGGTAACCTGGCAGATCGCACCACATACCGTACCCTTCGGGGGCGCGGTAAGTAAACATGGTGCGTCCCATCCGAAGTGATATAACCACCTATCGCCAACATCATAGTAAACGGGTTACCTTGCGGTAGCTCGCTATACTCCTGATTAAGCGAAAGGTATTTGTATCTCTTCGGAACCCAGAGCGTCCGAATCCCCTGATCGGGGTTTAGCCACTCTGGCACAAGGAGAGCCTTTCCATGTATAAAAGTCAAAAGCAGCATGATCGTCCGGTGTAGGAAGACTCCAGTCTTTCTACTCCAAGCGAGTATGCCGTTGATGGCGACATATACATTTGGAGCTGTATGTAGGGTTTTTACATAAAAAGGCGTCACATCGACGCCGTAATAGTAATCGCCACCGCAGCTCTCACGAAAAGGCCCATCACAGTACGACTTGTCGGTGTTAATGACAAATCCGGCCGTGGTCAGAACCTCGCAAACTCCAAGATACTCATCTCTAGGGACGATAACATCATCCCCAAAGACGCACGTCTTGGACCAATCCAGGTACAGACTGGGGCCACCGTGTTGACACCGGTAGCCGTATATCAAGGCGCATATAATGAGCGTCATCAGTGGGAATGTAAAACCATTGCCCATTGTGCTAATCATATGCATTTCTAACCACTCACCTGAAGGAAGGAGAATTTCCCTAGACCGTAAAGTCAGGAGAAGCTCTACCCACTTATCAGGCATGAGCCGTCGTACTAAATCGATGCTGATCATATCAGAGGCGGACTTCATATCTATAGTCGCAAGACTATTCGATATGGAGCCGTACTGAGCAAGAGCCTTGTTTTTAGGCTGCTGCGTTGATATGTTCAGACCGATATAGCTTAGGGCTCCCTCTAGGTAACGGCCAGCAGCAAGCTGCAAGGCCATCTGCCCGGAGGGCTCGATAGCTATAGTACGGACTGTGTCCTCATTTTTGGGAACAAAGTCAAGCTTAGAGCCTCTTATAACGCGGGACCCCTTAATCTTATTGTCGTAATCAAAACGACTAAGGTAAGGGTTTAACCTGCGAAGTCTTTCGACAAGAGGTTCACTATAAACGTTGCACGTCATCGGTTGCTGTATCTTATCAGCTGTGTGCGTACCCTTCACGTCGTGAGACGATCCAGGTCCGAAACGCCAGTTATCAAAGATATAGCTCATCTCCAATGGCGACTGAATCGCCAAGTCGTCAAAAGTCGAGGTGAAGCGTTCGAGCACTACAGTGATGAAGTGCCGGGCGTCAGCCAAGACTTGAGCGTCCGTCGTGACCTTAAAGTCACGGACAATGTTGTTAGTAGCCTTAAAGGCTTCTATGGCATTGAGACGTAGAGATGGATTAGTGTAACGAGCCCGCTTCCGGGCTCTAGCGGCAAACCTATCTATTGCGAAGCGTTTCGCTTCATCAATATGTATGATACGTTGGTCCGCTAGTTCTGCTTGTAGAGTTTCGAAGTACTCATCGAGTCTCTTCTGAGTCACAAGATACCTCCTGATGACACGTTAGTAAGAACGTATGCGCGTCTACTCCCCATCCTCTTTATCAGCAATGTAAATCAAAAGAAATACAAGGCAGATAAAGGAAACAAGGAGCGGGCTCACATCACACCGGTAAGTACGGTATCCGCGATACCGGAAGCCGATGCCCACCCAACACCGAAGTGTTGGGAGATCATGGCTTTCAGTTCCTCGGGCTCGTACGTATCGGTACCAGCCGGAACCTCGATGATAGTCGTAATACGACTAACGATTGGGTTCTGGTTGGCGGCCGGTTGTGCACCTTTCCTCGTAATGAGTTTATAGGTGTTCATCGGCACGTTCTTGATAACGCCTGTCACAGGATTAGCTTGCGGCAACACGCGGAGGACAGCCGGGCGGAAGAATGAGACACTGAAAGGTTTACTAACAGTGTTCACATCAACGCCCGTTTGCGTACCACCAAGAGCAGTAACAGCATATTGCTTGCCGTTAATGTTCGGTGCGACGTCCGTCGTAAGCGTGTAGGTCGGGCTGGTAAGACCAGTCACGGCCGCGCCGGTAACAGGAGAGCTAGGAGCAAAGGACATATATACCTTTACCTTCTGGCAGAAGCCAGCTTCGTGCGTGCCTCAATAGAAACAAGGCTGCACAGGTTGAGCAGTTTATTAACTGCATGTTTCCCAATCTCGTCTACCGTCTTAAAACGGAGAGAACGATGTGGGAGCGAGGAAAGAACAGAGCGGTCCATTGACAAAAGCGCCGCCGTACCAGGTGAACAGTTATCATGTAGGATGGTGTGAACCATACCGGCAGGATACGCTGATTTCCTCTGGACGTTGAGGCGTTCGTCTAGGACCCCCACATACTTGCGTGTTAGAGTAAGGTACTTCGTACTTCCGGGAGGAAGGACAAAGGTATCTTCTAGGTAAGCACCTACAGTTGTAAAGTAGTCGAAGACCCAAGAGAAAGGAGTAAGCTCCCAAGCCAGGCTTGGTAGCTCGCGCCAAATCTCAGAGAATCCAAGATGTTCTTTTAGACCATAGTTGTTACCTGTGATGACATTAAAGTCAATACCACCCACGTAAGTGTAGCGGAGATAGTGATGCTCGGTATGTGTATTGCGGATAGACCAGTAATCCTGGTTACCCGTAATGCTACTACCGCCCGTCACCCATCGCTTAGTTGCTGTAGCAGAGATACGTGCGAGGTTAGAAGGTCGATCGATGTAGTTAGAAACCGCATCGACGGCATTCTGGAAGTCTGACACGAGCGGCGAAATGCCGAACGAGTATGACAACCAAGCCTCTTGCAACCTCTTAGCTAGAGCAACAGTTCTGTATTTCCGAGATAGATCCAGCATATTCCAAAGAGCCTTGTGGGTCGTTTCGCTCATTGCACGGACAGATCCATGCAATTCACGAAGCTCAACACTAGGTATAAGGAGTTTTGCTGAACCAACCTTGCCGCTAAGCTTTCTCTTAAATCGAGCCAAAGCCTGATCTTTGAGAACGTTATCAGTAACCGTAACCCCTAGCCTACTGTAGTTGGTAAGATCAAAATCGCGTAAAGACGTCGAAACGACATCCCAGGCTTTTCTGGTCGGATCCCAAGTTTCAGTAGAGACAGAAGCTACGTGTCTGTGCTGCCTGAGTTTCCCCCACCGAAGTGTGGTGTAACTTGAGCTAGCATCAACGTGCTTATCGACTTTTACCTTCCAGTCGGAATCCTCATAACCGTTCTTGTGGACACTAGATAGTGTACGTGAACCATGCGCATCAAGCTCGACGGATGACACACCTGCGACGGTGTGTTGTATCCA